AATCATCATGTAATCTTTTTAGTGCCTTAATTTCTTTATCCACAAGTCACCTCATATTCCTTGGATATTTATACTTCGGTATAAACTAATCTATCCTCTGGACAAGTATCTCGCACTACATGCAATACATTCATAAATTGGTCTGTATTATCACATACCACTTCTCTTACCTCCCCTTCATTAGAATAGAGATAAAAGGTTTTCTTGGTGGGGTCGACCACACATTTCATTAAATATTCTTCGTCCATCCATGCAGTAATATGGCTCATTATATTATATCACAAAACCATATTTAGGTCAATATTATTTAATCTTGCATTAATTGATAATATATAATATAATGAAGTTATAAAAATAAAATATTATGACACAAGAATTTGATTTTAACATACCAACTAATTTTATTTCCCGCTATAAAAAGGCATTTAGCCGAGAAGAATGTAGAGATCTAATAGAAGAGATAGAAGCCTTTGATTCTATGAAATTATTATTTCCATACAGTGGTGAATCATATTTACAAGATCAAAAAGCAATTAATGCTTCACTTAGTGATACTCTTGATCTCGGTACATCAACAAGAGTTAGTAAGAAATTACTTCCACAAATCTCACCTTGTGTTGAAAAATATTTAAAAACTTATTCTCTTCTTGGTGCTAGAAAATTTATGCTCTATGATTGTAAGATTAAAAAAATACAAGCAGGTGCTGGATTTCATGCATGGCATTATGAAAATGGTAATACTTTAAATGCAAGAAGAACATTTGTTGTTCAAGTTTATTTAAATGACGATTTTGATGGTGGAGAAACTGAATTTTTATATCAAGGTGTAAGAGAAAAACCATCTACAGGAGATGTATTAATATTTCCTTGTCAATATACACATGTTCATAGAGGCAATCCACCATTAGGAGGAACAAAGTATTTAGCTACAAGTTGGGGTTGGATTGTAAATACTGAAACTGAGGAATATTAAATGGAAACTTTATCAATAGATTTATATGCAGAACCATTTCCTCTTATGGTAGTAAACAATTTTTATAATGAAGAGGAGTTAAAATTAATTTGGGAAGAATTAAATTTTTATACTAAACCAGATAAACTTCTTCAAGTTAAAGAACATGGTGGTGATATTGCAAATTATACAAATGCAAAAGAATTACTTTTAGATGATCTTTATGGTAAAAAAAATTATAGGAATATATCAAATATATTAACTATGAATCGCAAATTATTTGAGTGTGGTGTTCTAGATAGATTTTCTGAGATTCATAAATGTTGTAGTCTTGCAACTAAAGGTGATTCAAATATAACAAAAGTTAGTTATTATCATAATGGAGAATATTATGATCCTCATATTGATAAGGGATATCAATTTTTAGCATTTTCATATTTTTATAAAGAACCTAAAAAGTTTATTGGTGGTGATTTAATATTTCCAGAGGATGATTTTAAATTACCATGTGAAAATAATACTACTATTGTATTTCCAGGATGGGTAGAACATGGTATTAGGAGAGTTACCATAGAAGATTCAAATTATTTTGATGGTTGGGGAAAATATTGTATTTCTAATTTCTTTGGATCTCAACCCAAACCCCATTACTACTAACCATCAACCCGAAATAAAAAAGTATGAGATATTTTAATTTTATTGGGCTGTATGATGATGCATTAACAAAAAAGAATTGTGAAACAATTATAGATGAATTTGAAGATAATAAAGATAAACAAATAGAAGGAACAAGTGGTGGGGGTTTAATAAAACCAAAGGTTAAAAAATCAACTGATATTACATATCATATTAATGATGATTCTAAAACTACAGGAATAATTGAACCCAATTTAGAAAAGTATCTTAATGAATATAAAAAAAAGTATCCAGAACTGGATACATTGACTAAATGGAAATGTGATAAATTATATAATGTTCAAAGATATAAACCTACAGAGGGTTATTATAAACCTCACTGTGAAGTTTCTGGAGGAAAGGGTTCAATGAACCGTCTTCTTGTTTGGATGTATTATCTTAATGACTTAGATAAGGGAGGAACAGAATTTACAATATATGATACAATAATACATGCACGGAGAGGTAGATTGGTTATATGGCCAGCGTATTGGACACATACTCATTGTGGAGTTATAAGTAATACTCAAACAAAATATATTGCTACTGGTTGGTATACGTTTAGATAGTTTATATAATATTACACTATGTGTTTATGAACCATACCGAATTAATTGATATCCTCCTGTTCCACCTTCACCAACGCTACCTCTTGTATTTACACCTCCAGAATTGGAACCATCATCACCATCTTCAGCATTATCTCCACCATCACCACCATCTGTTGCTTCTGCTTCACCACGATCTCCACCAGCACCGCCGCCACCACCTTCCTGTAGAGTACCTTCTCCACCATCACCACCACCTTCTTTACCTGATCCACCATCACCAGCAGGACTACCAGCACCGCCACCGCCGCCACCGCCGCCAGCTTCGTTATGATCTCCCCAGTCATCTTGACTTGCACCTTTACCGCCGCCGCCACCGCCACCGCCGCCAAGGATTTTAGCATCGTCAAAAACTAAACCTACATCAGTATCATTATGTAATCCAAGAGCAGTTGATCCCCAGTAACCACCAGTACCACCTGGAGATCCAGTATCTCTACCACCAGTACCACCATTTCCACCCTTTCCTGCAATTACACATTCATCTCCAAAATCCATCCTCGAATCAGTATTTGATGGCCAAGTTCCACCAAGTACTGCACAATCATCCAGATAATATGCACCATTGGAACTAAAAGTATCATTGACATGAATTATAATTTTTTTACCACCTTGCCAAGTTGATGGTGCCACACTACTTCTATAACCTCCAACTATAGTATAATTTCCATTATCAAACCTATCAGTTCTAGCATCCAAACCATAATTCGCATTTCCTGATGAATGTAAATCAACCACAGTATTCAATTTTTTACCATGAAACACATCAACAGTCATTGTTCCAGATGTATAAACACCTGCATCTAATGGTAAACCTGTCAAATCTCCAATATTTTCATTAGTAAAAGAAGGATCATCTCTTCTATACTGTCCCAACCTTACTGGACCATTAGCATTATCCCCAGAAGTACCCTCTGCTTTGAATCCTGAAGGCTCCTCTGAATCTAGAACCCATTTTACATTATCCGTTCCAAATTCTGCTCTAATTTGACTGAATGAAAGTTGACTTTCTCCAGAAGGTAATACCATTTTATTTCTCCAGTAAAGTAACTCTTGCTTCTAATTCTTTAATTGCTTCAATAAGAAGAGGGGCAAGTTTTTCATATCTCACACCCTTAGTTCCATCATCCTTAGTATTAATCACTCCGGGTAATCCAAGTGCTTCAATTTCTTGTGCAATGACACCAATATCTTTCTTACCAACAATATCAAGTATTGGTTTTGGAGCTTTATCATTCCAAGTAAATGTATTACCACTGATTGATAATACCTTTTCAAGTGCATTGGAAATTGGTTTAATATCATCTTTAAACTTTTTATCAGAAGTATAGTAAGCAATAATATCAGAATAGGAAGCTATAGCTCCGTAAGCCAGAATATAGTATGAATTACTACCATCCCCAACTGTGACATTTCCATTAAATTGTGTAGCTCCAAGATCTCCACCACTGAAGGTTCCTATAAGTGTATTAGCTTTAAGAGTTCCAACTGTTAATGTTGAAGTATTAGTTGCAAGAGCACCAGCACCAAGAGGATCATAGGTTCCTATACCAACATCACCACTATTGGTGATAGTCATTCTTCTTCTTAAAAATTGATTGGGTTGTTTTCTTGTAAAAAACATCAAATTTCCCGAACTATTCGTATTACTTCCATCGATTCTTTGATGTACAATCGAAGCACCAATAGTATCGGCTCCATCTGATGAAAATGCTAAACCACAAGCAGCAGCTTGTGTATTCGTTGGCCTTCTTAGTGTTAGATGATAATTGCTAGAGTAAGAATAACCAGTGGCTTCATCTGAAAAGTAAGCGAGTGTAGTGCCATTCACTGTAGTACCACTAAAAGGATTAATATCAGCTGAACTAACTGTGGAAGCACCCATGACTGTAGTAGACAATCTGGGTAACCACTGTACAAGTGAACCTGCAGTTCCACCATTACTGCTGCTCATACGGTATATTAAATTTCCACTCTCAATCTTTAATTGAGTTGCAAATCCACCACTATTTGAAAATATATAATTATTCACATTTTCATCAGGTACATTATTTGTACTCCTAGTACAATTAGCACCTATTGAAACATATGAATTGATGTTCTTTCCCTCAATAATAGCACCGTTATCAATTTGTATTGTCTTAACACTCGAATGAGGTTCGCTTGGAGAACTATTATGTATTGATAGATTACCCCCTGGCGTGATACGCAGTGTTTCATCATTAAGAGCATCATTTTCAATTATGAAGGTATCATCAGCCTTACCCGTCATTCTTACTCTGTTTACCGGAGATACTGCATCAGATTTCCAACTAAGATACGTATCTTCAGTTAGAACAAGACCGTCATCATATCTTGGGCCACCACCACTTCCACCACCACCACCTGTACCTGAAAAATTATCAGCATATACCTTATGAGCAGTTAAAATACCACAATTGACCACAGTAGTATTAGCGGGATTAGCAATCTCTCCTGTTGCTATATTGGTCGCATCGCCTATATACAATTTTGTAGTTGCTGCAGAACTTGAATTCCCTAATTTAATTGCAATATTTGCAGATCCTTCTACCGTAGGTGTTCCACTATCACCTACCAAATTTATTTCTTCTGCACCAAAGGGTTTATTTGTCATATCTTATTTTTTTATTATTTATCCAGATTTAATAGATAATCCATCATCACCACCATCAATAGTTAAATTAGAACCAGATATTCGTAATTTAACACCTGATTGTAAAGGTCCATATTCAGCCATTGTTTGTTGATCAAATATAATTTTTTGTGAAGCTCCATTCAAACAAACATT